GTGCTGGGAATCTGACCACGTTCGGTACTCGTACTGGTAGACCTGGGACATCGTTTGATCCGCACGATAAGGATTGGCCTGTGTTGTCAGGGCAGTTGACTATCGGCTCTTCGAGCATTCATGGGGCGATGCACCTGGCAGCGCACATGGGGGCGAAGTTCATTGTGTTGGTTGGGGCTGACTGTGGTTCGTTGGGTGGGCGTGACAGGGTTGATGGTTATGTGCCTGGTGATTCGCATTGGGCTTTGTATGAGATGCACCTTCGAGCGATGAAGCAACGGTTGTGGGATGTGTATTCGTGTCAGGTGTATTCGTTGAATCCATTCGTGAACTATTCGCTTGAGGGTGTGCCGTATCGTGGTGCTGCGTCAATCAACTAGAATCGGGACACCATGACGATCACTAATGGCTACGCAACCAGAAACCAAGTGAAGGCAGCTCTCCGCATTGGAACGGCTGACACCCTTGATGACGACTTGATTGATAACTGTGTTGGTGCAGCGTCACGTCTGATTGATGGTTATTGCAACCGTCGCTTCTGGCAGTCAGGCACAGCTGAAGCAAGAATCTTCCAAGCAGAAGATTCGTTCTACTGCTCGATTGACGACATCGCTGGAACAGCATTGACATTGAAAAGTTCCACTCAGGCTGACGGAACTTTTGACTTGACATGGAGTCGTTCCGATTACCAGTTGGAACCGTTGAACGGAAACCTTGATGGGTTGACTTGGAGTTACGACAAGATTCGTGCTGTTGGCGATTACCTGTTCCCAACGGTGAATGCAAACTATGGCGAGCAGGCTTTGGTTCAAGTCACCGCAATCTTCGGTTGGCCTTCGGTTCCGGAGCCGATAACACAGGCAACGATCATTCAGGCTTCACGAATCTTCAAACGCTACGACTCTCCGCTCGGTGTGGCTGGGTTCGGTGACTTGGGTGCGATTCGTGTGTCTCGCTTCCTTGACCCTGATATGGCTCAGTTAGTCGAGCCGTATCGTCGTATGCGGATATTTGCATGAGCTACTCAGTCACCGACATCAAGACAGGTATCTCCAACGCCTTAGCCACGATCCCAGGCTTACGGGCTTACGCTCAGCAACCGGACAATATCAATGCTCCGTTCGCTTGGCCTATGTTGGAATCAATCACCTACAACGGGGCTATGCGTGGTGGGCTAGTGACCCATATCTTCGTGGTGTCTGTGGTTGTGGGTAGGTCTGCGGAGCGCACAGCTCAGACTGCTTTGGACGGGTATTTGTCCTATGAGGGTACGACTTCGGTTCGTGCAGCGTTGGAGGCTGACCGGTCTTTGGGTGGGGTGGTGTCAAATCTGTTGGTTGAGTCTGCCTCAAATATCTCCACGATGGATGGCAACGATGCGACTTATCTGATGGTTGATTTCCGTGTGGTGGTGTACGCTTAGTTGATACGCAATCCTGCAAGCGTGTAGAGTTTCAGTAGTAAATCTTCGAGTGCCGGAAGGCAGGAGTCACAAATATGGCAAAGCAAGTTCTTACAAACGTGGCGGTTACCTTCGGTACGGCAAACACCGATATCACCAGTTACGTAGCATCAGTAACATTAAACCTGTCAAAAGCGGAAGTAGCTACAACTTCGTTCGGCTCGTCTGGTGCGGTTACCCGCATCGCAGGTCTCGCAGACAACTCAATCACACTTGAGTTGCATCAGGATTACCCAACGATTGAGAAGTTGTTCTACGACGCTTGGAACGCTGGTACTGCTGTACCTGTAACAGTTAAGCCAAACGGAACTGGTGCTGCTTCTTCAAGCAATCCACAATACGCATTCAATGTGCTTCCTTTGACTTGGACTCCTGTTGCTGGTGCTGTTGGCGATCTTGCTACCGCTTCGGTCACCTACCCAATCGATGGTGCTGTAACTAAGACCGGTACTGGCGCATAACTTTTCTAACTAAACCTTAACCCTGCGGAGGAATAATGAAAATAGCGTTAGAAGTAACGTCGTCATTGGATCAATCAAAGCGCACCATTATTGCTGCGTTCCCAGACTTCATCGCCTTTGAACAGAAGTTCAGTAAGAGCGTTGCCAAGTTTGAAGCCGAACTAACTCTTACCGATTTAGGTTTCTTGGCTTGGCATTCTGAGCATCGTCAGAAGCGCACAGGTTTAGATTTTGATTCATGGATTAACGAGATTGAAGCATTGGAGTTGGGTAACCAAGCTGACGCTGTGATCGTCCCTTTGGAGATCAGTCAGCCCATTGGATGATTGCGTACCTGTCCGTCGAGACAGGGATATCGCCATCCTCTTTGCTGACTGAAGACCCTCGAATGTTGTTCACAATGTTTGCTTACTTACGTTGGAGAGCAATTCATCTGAACAAGTAGTCTTGCTGTATGGCGGTTTTCGGTAGAGCAGGTCAGGCCACTATTACCGGTGGTAATGATGCGATTCAGATACAAGGTATCTTTGAGTTTCTGCGTGATGCTTCAAAGGCTGATAAACGCTTTGATGTTGAGATGCGTAAATCTGCTCAGGTAGTCGCACAGTTGTTAGTGGATAAAGCCAAGGTTGAGGCTGGGACTGTCACTCGTAATCGTCAGGCTACTGAGGTGATGAAGGGTATGCGGGCTAGGAGCGACCGTATTCCTACGGTGAAGTTGGATTCAAAATCAGGTTTTGTTTCCGCATCCAACCCAAACCGCAAGCGGAAGCGGAAGGTCACCAGGGGTGACGTGTTCTTTGGTGCTGAGTTCGGTGGTCAGGCTAGACCTAGGACTAAACAGTTCTTGCGCCATCGTGGGCGTTCGGCGTATTTCTTTTGGCCTACTGTCCGTAAGGAAAAAGAGAACATCGCCAAGCAATATCTGGACGCTATTCAGAAGGTTTTGAATACCCTAAAAGATTCTTGACTTTAGCTGAGTTTCGGGTACCCTTCTAGGTAGGAGGGGTCATGGCTGTTTTGTTTAAGAATGTGAAGTCTATTTATCCGAAGCCGTTGGCTTCGTCGTGGGTGCAGCTCAAAGAGCTGTTGTCGTTCCATGAGGAGAACGCTGAGAAGGCTGCGGGTGCGTTGTGGTCTCCGGTTGAGTATGACGCTGGTACTACCAGAGGCAACCGTAATGTCAGGTTTGTTGAGGCGTTGGTTATTGACATGGACGGTGAAGCGTTTGACGATGCACGTCTTGACGGTTTGGAATGGTTCGCTTATTCCACCTATTCGCATCGTCTAGACGATCCTCACTATCACCTTGTTTTGCCATTAGCGGAGAAGGTGCCTGCTTCGTTGTGGCGTGTGGTGTGGCAGGAGTTGCATGAGCGTATTGGTTTGGTTGGTGACCCTCAGACTAAAGACCCTGCTCGTATTTTCTATCTGCCTCAACACGCACCGGATCAGCCGTTTGAGTTTCATGAGGGTCATGGCGAGTTGCTTGATTCATCGTTGAGGTTGGATGTTGAACCTGTCATCAATCCTGTGTCGCCTCGCTCGAAGCAGGTGCGTCAACCTCGTCAGCGTCGTGCTGGTTCAGAGGTGTTGGATGAGGCTTGGTGGAATGCGCCTGTAGATATTTCTCGTTGGGATGGTCTGACGGGGAAGGCTTTGTATTCTGCGATGCTTGATGAGTTTGTTGCTTTGCGGAATGGGTTGTCTGTTATTGAGTAGAATCGTCGCATGGCTGGTGAGCGGACGTTCGTTGTTAAGTTTATTTCTGATACCGCTGCAGCCAAAGCAGGGCTGAAACTTCTATCCGGTGACATCAAGGGTTTCGGCAGTCAGGTTTCTAAGACCTCACCTTTGTTTGGTGCTTTGGCGGTTGGGGCTACCGCAGCATTCGGTGCTATCGCTGTTGGGCTGACTAAATCGGTTAAGGCTGCGATGGAAGACCAAGCATCGCAGGCAGAGTTGCAGCGTCAGCTGGAGAAAACCTTTGGAGCCAATGAGGCGTTGACTCGTTCTGCTGAGCGGTATGTGTCGGTGACACAGCTTCGAACCGGAACGTCGGATACTGAGCTTCGTGCGTCGCTGGGTTTGTTAGTTCGAGCAACAGGTGACCTCACTCAATCGCAATCGTTGTTAAATACTGCGCAAGATATTTCGGCTGCAACAGGCAAAGACCTGAGCAGCGTGACCACCGCCTTAGCCCGTGCCAGCCAGGGACAGTTCACAGCATTATCAAAACTCGGCATCCCGCTTGATGAGAACATCAAGAAGTCTAAGGACTTTGAAAAGGTTGTTGGCCTGTTGAATGACCAGTTCGGAGGTGCTGCTGAAACCGCTGCGAATACGTTCGGTGGACAGTTAAAGATTTTGCAAGGTCAGTTCGGTGAGATTTTAGAAACTATTGGTGCAGCCCTTCTGCCATATCTACAAAAGTTTTCTGACTTCTTAGTTAAGAACGTGGCACCAGCAATTCAACGTGTCACCTCAGTCATCGGTGAAAAAGGTTTGGTCGCTGGTTTCCAACAACTCTTATTCGAATCAGGTAAAGCCGGAGCAGGCGTGGCAGCAGTATTTAAGGGAGTTGCTGTTGCAGCAGCAACCGCTATCAACGTAATAGCGAAGGCCTATTACATCACTAGTGCAAACTTCAAACTTCTCAGTCGTGACTTCGTAGGTGCAGCAAAAGATTTCTATAGTGCAACTAAGGACTACATCAATGTTGATGAGGTGGGAAAGAAGTTTGATGCCATTGCTGTTCCTATCAATAACTACAAGCGAAGTATTCGTGACACGATTAATGAGCAATCTGGTTTCAAGGGTTCGGCTACCGATGTGACCGACGCTTTGGATGGTGGTGGCAAGTCTGTTTCTAAGACTTTGAAGACTGCTACTGACAAGTTGAAGGAATATAGCAATAGTTTGAAGTCAACTACATCGGCACAGAAGTCGTTGACGGATGCGCAGAAGGCTACGGCTAGTGCTACGAGGTCGAAGGCTGATGCGGATATGGATGTGGCTAAAGCGCAGGCAAGGTTGAATCAGATATCACAAGGCTTTGGTGCTGGTTCGCCGGAGGCGTTGGCTGCGCAGGTTGAGTTGGCTAAGGCTCAGCGTGGTCAGGAGCGTGCGACGTTTGCTGTTGAGGAGGCGATCTATTCGGTTGCTGATGCTGAGAAGAATTTGGCTGCGGTTCGTAAAGACCCTGAGTCTTCTCCGATAGATATTCGTCGAGCAGAGTTGGCTTTGGCTGAGGCGAAGTTGAGTGTTGCTGATGCGACTGACAGCCAGATTGATTCAACACGAGAATTGAATGATCAGCAGACGTTGTTGAATGAAACTATTTTTGGCGCGACGATTGGGTCGATTGTTTATGATGAGGCTTTGCAGGCGGTGAATGATGCGAAGGAACGACAGTTTGCTGCTGCTGAGGCGTTGGCTGAGGCGATTGATAGGGAACGTGAAGCACAAGAAAAATTGAATGAAACAATTAAGGCCACTATCGAGTTGATGGCTAAGTATCCAAAGGTTTTGGGTGGTATGCCTAATCCGATGAGTGGGGTGGCAGGGCAGGTGCCGGTGACGGCTGGGGGTGGGTTCTCGTTGAGGCCGAATGACACGTATCAGATCAATATCAATGCTGCGATTGCTGAGGACGGTTTGCCTAAGAAGGTGGTTGAGGCGTTGCAACAGTACAACCGTTCTGTTGGCAAGATTCCTGTGAAGACTAAGTAGCACGATGGCTGTTGCGATTCCTAACTGTGGCACCTATAAGGTCGAGATGGATTATGGTGCATCAACTAATGCGTTTCGTTTGGATGATGCCGTTGCTGGGGTGCTTGACCAAAGCGTGTATGTGTTGGAGGGTACGACTGACTGGCAGGATGTGACTGCTTATGTGAAGCAGGTGTCTATCAATCGTGGTCGCCAGAACAGGTTCCGTGACCCTACAGGTCAGCCTTCGACTGCGACGTTGCAGATTGAGGATTCGGACTATCGGTTTAGCTTGGTGAATGAGGGTTCGCCTTATTGGAATACGGCTAAAGGACGCTTGGGGTTTGAGTTGAACTCTGGTGTGCGGATTAGTCGTAATGGCACCTACCTATTCACGGGCATCATCACGCAGTATGACCAGCGCATCGAGAACCCAAGTAGATCATTGGTGACTGTGAACTGTTCTGATGAGCTGTTCAGATTAAACAACACCAAAGTCGCTGCTGGATCGGTTGTACCTCAAAGGTCTGATGAACGCATTGATTCGGTGCTGTCTTCTGTCAATGCGTTCGGCAAACCAGAACAACGAGTATTGGAACAAGGCGCAGCCAACTTAGGTAATGCCCCGATTGACGCTTCATCATCAGTCATGGAATATCTGATGCGTGTCAACAACTCAGAGCAAGGCCGTATCTGGGTTGATGGGTCAGGAAACTTCCATTTTGACAGACGGCTTCTCGGCAAACTACAAGCCATCAACGGCTACCTATCCGATACCGGTGGCACCGCAATCCCATACACCACCTTTGACATTGTGAGTAACTGATATGTCATTTGGTTCATTCTCTTGGGACATCAGTCTCAACTTTGACATCGCACAAGTTGAAGCAGAACTAGCAGACTATTTCGCTAGAGAATCAGCTGCACGACCAAACGACTTCACCCCAACAAACCCATCAGTCATCAACACAGTTAACGTCGCTATCACCCCACCATTACCAACCGTAGACAACCTGCAACCAAGCATTGAATATGCTCAAGCAATAGTTGCCTCATCGGTTGCTGAGTTCGGTGTGCAAGAAACACCACTCGTCGTCACCCTGCTGGAAACCTTGGATGATGCCGGAGACCTCGCAGGGTACCTGACCCGTCCTGTGCCTGCGTTCTGGTTCGGCAACATTCAAGTCGTAATGAACGGTCTCACCGATGCACAACGAACCACCATCAGTTCCCTTGACATCGGCTCACAACTATCCGTCACCAAATCGTTCCCGAACTCAACCCCATCAACGGTCACACAAATCATGGCACTCGAAGGCATAAGTCATGACATCACCCCAGACCGACACATCGTCACCCTCTACCCCAACCCAACCCGCATCTACACATACTTCATCCTTGACACCGATGAACTGAACGATGACACCAAGGGTTTAGCGTAAACTAATCATCGGCTA